TGCCGAAGGTACGCTCGGAGCGCATCACTTCCATCTCGGTCATCTGAGACGCAAAGGTGAGCGCGTTCTTGTGGCCGGCGTAGATATAGGTCGCGCCGTCGGTATCGTTGCCAGACACACCATCCGTAGCCGAGGTCGGCAGCAGGTTGGACCCGTAGATGGTGAAACGGTCAATCATACCGAGGCGCCCGTTACGCAGGACGGAGGTGCCGTCACCGGTCAGAGACGCATCGCGCAGGTCAGAACGCTTCAGCAGGGACGACGCCCACGCCGGCAGCACGATCCACCGCCCGGTTTCGGGGATATTCTGCTCGTCAAGCACCTGACCCATCAGGATCAGATAATCAACGACGTTCGTGCGTGTGATGGTAACAGGCGTACCAGCAACACCGAGGTTGATGTTCTGAGAGATACGCCCGGCGCCCGTGCCACGGTTGCGCGCCGTCGCGGCCCCAACGAGGTGCGTCAGAACGTCCGTGTCAATGACGATCTTCATTTGTTCAGAAGCGTCAGCCGACCACTGGTTCATAAGGTCAATGTCGGTCTGAATCTTCATCACATCGTCAAGATGCAGGTTGAAGTATTTGCCCTGGTCAATGAGCATTTCAAGGGATGACGCAGAGGGGCGGTCAACCACCAATTCCTGATTCGATTCATAATTGCGAATCGTGATGGTCGGGCGCTGGCGCATGATGATCTTGTCACCATGGGCCTTGATTTCGCCTTCATAATCGGTGTTCGAGATGGCGGCGAGAACCGTCGCATCATAGAACTTCTCGATCATCTTGGTAGACCAGATTTCAGGAATGAAACTGGTCGTATAGGCGGGGTTCGGGTTGGAGCCGCTAAACGGCGATGCTGCGATAGGGTAAGACATTACTGCCTCTCAATCGAGCCACAAGCCGTTCAGCGGCATGGACTCATGGGTTATGGGGAATCTGTCGTCCGTCTTTCCCTCTGCGCCGCAGCGATTTCGCGCTCAATACGGGCTTTCTCGTCATCTTTCCCGCGGTACAAACCGCGGGCTACATCACGATAGAAGGATTGGATTTCGGACACTTTCCAGATTTTCGGTCCAGGCTGCGCCGGATCAGGCGTTTGCGAGGACGACGGCTTCCCAGGAGCAGCGAAGTCTTCGAGCTTCGGCCCTGGTGCTGGCTGTGGGGCGGTAGCCGTGGGCTCCGTGCCAACAACCGGCGCTGGTTCCGCCGCCGTCGTACCCCGCGACCCCCCTGCGCCTTGCTGGTTCAAGTACGCAGTAAAGATGCGCGCTGTGACCTCATCATTATTGGCCTTAACGGCGGCTGTCAAGCCATTTCGACGCGGCACCGCGTAGAGGGGGTCAACCTCGTCGAGCCACGCCCCGAACGCGGTGTCGCCGTCAATGGCTTCCCAATTCGGGATACGCGCGGCGAGCCGGTCTTTGAACCGCTCAAACTCGGTCTTGGCGACCTCCTGGCGTGTCGCCCCAACGTCGAACGTCACCGTCTCGATCTTCGCTGTCAGGCGCTTCTCGATGTCTTTCAGCATCCGCTCAACGTCGGGCATGATGAACCGGCGCGCGACATCAAAGAGGTCTTTGCCGTAGGTATCCAGTTCTTCTTGGGATGGCGCCGTATAATCCCCACGCTCGTTTTTCGGTTCCTCGGTGGCGAGTCGAGCAGTCAATTCCCTGATCTGGTCTTCAAGCTGCCGGCGCGCTTCACGTTCGCGGGGAACCTCCGCGTCGTAGCGCCCTTTCCAAGTGCGAGCATCCTGCTCCATCGCAGCAAGCCGGGCTTTGAGCGCCTGCAACTCGTCGTTCTGCGGCGCAGCATCAGCGGGGGGTGTTGCCTGTGAAGGCGCGGGCTGCGTCCCTGCACCCCCCGCGTCTGTCGGAGATGCCTCTGGTACCGGCGCCTCCGAACCCGCCCCTTCGCTACCCCCTTGCGCGGGGGCGGGAGCCTGCGGGTTTCCAAGAGCGCGAATCATATCGTCGGCTTGCGCCGCACGCGCTCGAATAGATTCTGGAACATTGGTAGCGAGTGTCTCGCTCATGGGTTAATCCTTCCGCCTTGGGCTCTATATTGTGCTGTTTGGGTTTCACGGCGCCTGAACTCGTCAACACGTTCTTCTGCGCCTTCAACACGGGCTCGCAGTCCTCGGAGCGCGCAAAGCATACCCTGTCGGTTTCTCACTTGATCTGTTGTCTCAGAGAGAAGCAGCCCAAGCACGTATTCTTCTTCAGCTTTGAAGGCTTCAATCAGCGCCTCAACGGCTGATGGGTTACTCCGGCGAAGCGAGAGAATCGCAGTCTCAAGCAACACCGGATTTACCAGATGCGCGGGGGTCATTCTGGACTCACATAGTCTTCGGAGTCCGGTTGCGCACCTTCGGCACCGCGGAGCCGGTCGTCATAACACCGCCCATGGGCGTTGACATGCCAGAACCGCCGCCCTTGGCGATGCCGGGCAGCTTGCCCTTGGAAACCACTTTGGATTTCTTATACGAGGCGCCCATGGCGCCCTTACCAGTCATACCCTTCATAGGAACCTCACTGCGGGGCTTGGGTTTGCAGGTTTACGCGAGGCCCCTGAATCTCGCGTGCGCCTGTTTCTTCACCCCCTGTCTGACCGCCCTGCGCTTGCGCAGCCGCGTCTTGGAGGGGCGAACCGGGTTGACCTTGCGTGCCCTGTGCCTGGACCATGGCGGCCATCTGAGCCTGTTTCTCGCGCGCAAGCAAGTCTTCGTCACTCGGAACGATCATCTGACCATCAAGCCCAAGACCCTCGGCAACCGCGCGCAGCAGCGCGCCGCGCCCGCGCATACCGACAATCTGCGAGTCGAGCGGGTTGGCCGTGGCCTGGAGAAGCTCAAGCTGGCGCTGGCGCTCTGTCTCGCGCTGGATGGCGACCGTGACACCCTTAACCACGATTCTCTCGTCACCACGGAGTCGTCCGGTTTGGTCAGTGAGCATGATGATGTCGTAGAGGTACTGAAGCAGCGGCTCAAAAATGTCGGTGTCAATGTTGCTCGCCACCGTTTGCAGCATCTTACTCGCGTTGCCCATGAGCATCGCAAGTCCCGACGCTGTGCGACCGGCGCCGCCCATGCGCTCAGAGCCAGTGACGTAGCGCGGAATGGCGCTCGTCTCGTCAGCGATCTGCGTGAACTTCTCATAGACACCAAGCAAATTCTGAGCGTTCGACTGCGGCTGGAAGAACGTCACCGGGACGGAGTTCACAGGCGACCCAGGGCGGTTTGCAAAGCGCCATACCCGCCACGGCCACAACTGCGTCGTGTCTTCGCCGGCCGAAATCATATCCTCGTTGATGGCAACCTGCGGGCCAGAGGCCATACTCATATTGTTCACGAGCGCGCGGAGGGAGGCGTTGCACACATCCTGAATATCCCCAAGCACGTCAGGGAGCGCGTTACCCACCATCGTCCCAGGGACTTTGTTATAGCTCGTGATGTAGATGGGCGGGCGCTCGCGCGGGGATGGCGACATCACAACTTTGATGACATAGCGCCCAATCATGTAAAGCTGGACAGAATAATCCAAGGCTTCGTCAGGCACATCCTTTGCCGACATACCAAACTGCCGCAGCAAGCGCCCTTGCACAGACCCGTAATAGGTCAGGCAGTCATACATACCACTTTCATTCAAGTTCGGGTCTTCCCGACTCTCCTGCTCTGCCCGAGTCGAATCAGCGGAATCGGGTGATTCCGTGTACCCGTTGGGGTACTCAGCCAGAATGGCTCTGATGTTGTCATCGTTGAAACCCGGCACTCCGAGGAGGTTGTTCAACTCCATGCGCGCTTTGCGTTCGCGGTGGATAAACTCAGCGCTCTCGACCGATGACGCACCGGGCGTCCACCACAAATCAAACGGCGACCCGCGCTTCCAGAACATGCGCGCCGTGTTCGTCTTGACAAGTTTCGCCTTGCCGTCAGGGCCGCGCTCCCATTTAATCGAAGGCGTCATGTGAACGACTGGACCAATGATGCACGCGAAGGGGAACATCGAGAGGTCCATGAGGAACTCAGAGAGCGCCTTGTAGAAGCCGCCTTCCACCAGCAAGTCATCAAGATGCGACTGCGCCTGCTTGGCTTCCTCACGCACTTTCTTGCGCATGGCCTGCTCAAGTGCCTGCTCAAGCGACGCCCGGCGCGCAGCCGTTTCTTCCTCAGACGGCGGAGTAAGTGGCGCCCCTGTCTCCATATCTGGAAGGCCAGATTGCGCCGCCATAGACGCCGCCCCGAGTTCGGCTGCCACAAGTTCATCAACCTTCGCCCGCGCGTCATCTGGCGCTGTGGGTTCTGGTGTAGGTTCAACCGCCCATGGGCGCTCGCCTGACCCAAGATAGATGTCCCTCAGTAGCGCGGTAGCGCCACGGCACTTGGCAGCAACGATGCGGGCGTAGACCTCAGACCCGCCAAATGACTTGATCTTCGCCAGCTTGTCGGGCTCATACTCCCCGTTGAACATGCGCAGTGCTTCGAGCATGCGCGTCGTCCATCCTTGGCCGCCGTCCCTGTGCCGGCGCATAATGTCGAACTGCCGGCGTACATGGGAGGCTAACTCCTCGTAGGCTGGCTGAAGACGGGCCTCCCGCGCTGCTCTCGCTCGGGCCTCTTTCTCTTGCTCCATGGCGGCAAGCTGGCCTGGGGATACAACTCTCACGAGCCCGGTTTGCTGCGGTACGAATGGCTGACCTAGCGCCCCTGGGGGAGGTGAAGGCGGCATGGGGGATTGCGGCATCGTCGCTGAAGGTACGGGGGACATCACACCGCTCATTGAATCATCACCCTCATGGTTGTTGCCTTCCTACAGGAAAGCCGTCAAATTGCGCAAGGATGGCGCTATATCTGCGATAGCACCCCCACATGAGGAACATAATGGCACACAACCCCTCTGAACAGCAAGTTGGATTTCTGGACGCTAGTTATGCCGCCTTGGCGCGGGAACTGGCCCAAGACATCCGCCCGATCCTCGACGTTCTCAAGGATTACGGCTTCACGGATACCGACGACCCACGTTGGGCGTTCCTTCAGCGGAGCAACGACTTCA